CGGGTTTTAGCTCAGGCAATGAAGACACAGACAAGATTAGCCAAGAGAAGCGCCAAGTAAACACTTTAAACTCCTACAAGCTGTGGGATAATATGAAGAGTGGCTTCTCAAGTGGAGACACAGTACAGAAAATAGACTACTTAGTTGACTACGGAAGGGCAATCATAGCCGATCCTATGAATTTAATAGGCTTTGGTGCAGGTAAACTATTGGCTGGTAGTGCTGCAAAGATTACTAGTAAGGCTTCCAGAGAAGTTTTAAAGATGTCTGTAGACAAGATACTTGCTAAGAATAAAATAAAAGTAGGTACAGCTAGGGCTGATCTTCCACCTAAAGTGTTAGCTGAAATAAACAAAGCAGAGGCTAGGCTAACTGCTCACGTTCTTAGAGGTGATGCACCAGCTAAGTTTGCTGATGATGCTGCTGTACAAGCTAAATTTACGGATGAATTAGGCAAAGCAACTACACAAGTCTCTGAAGAGCTAGGGAAACAAACTAAGCGTAGCCTTAAGTACGGCTTTGGGGTTGAGGCCGCAGGTGGCATTACTATAGATGCTATACAACAAAATACATTAATGCAAGTAGACTTCCAAGATGAGTATAGTTATATAAACGCTCCATTGATTGCAACAATGGGAGTTGTCGGCTACGGGGTTACAAGTCTACTGCCTAACATAAAAGGTAATGTTTTACCACAGTCTATGGCATATAATATGTATGACAATATAGCTATGGCATCTGCAGCATTTAAAAAGAACCAATTAAAAATAGGTGCTAAGTCAAACAAAAAAGTTATAAAGGACTTACTAGGGGATAAAAATAAACTGGATGCTTTGGAGCAAGAATTAAAGTTAAACAATGCTGCAGCACTGCGCTGGGCTAAAACTGTAAAACTAGGAAAAGCAAAATCAAAAGATGCAAAAAACGACAATAATGACGCAGAAGGATTAAAAGGTTTTATATTAGGTAATCAGAAGCAAGGTGAAGAAAACTTTGATGGTTTGCAACAGATATTTGATAGATACGACATAAAACTACAGTATGAAAATGACTCTTTTGTACACCTTTCTGATTTTATAACTGCTACTGTAAAGTCATTACCTGCAAAATCAAAGGTAAGAAAAGAAATTGAAACGTTGTATAATAGCACTTTAAAAACTTTGGACAGTGAACATGCTGGCTCTAAGAATTTAGCAGCAGGTATGGATATACTTGCTAATCAAGCTAGTACTGCAGGTAAAAGGTTTAGTGTACTAGGACACCTCGCTAAGACAGCTAAAGAAATAAATGGACGCAAAGCAACTCTAGGGCTAGGGGATGACTCTAACATAACTGTAGCAGAAATGCTAGATGATGAACTAGGTCAAAGCCTAAGTTTTATGGAAAAAGGTACGGGCTTAGCTAAAAAAGCACAGAATAACTTTATCAAAGTTCTAGTTACACATCCGGGTACTTCATCACTAAACCTAATGGGCTGGGTTAATGCTAGTATGATGCAGTCAGGATCTGACGTAATTAAGGGTGTTTTGTATGGAGGTAGAGCCGTAGTAGATACCCTTGCAAAAAAAGATATGACTGCTGAAGGGGCCGTAGACTTTGCAGAATTGTCTCGCCATATGTTTTCATTGCAACATCAAAAGATAAAAAACTTAATGAACCCTTACGCTACAAAGCAAGAGGCTTTATCTTTTTTATCTGAGAACCCAGCGCTACAAAAAGATCTATTCCGTTACATAGCAGGTGCAATAGACAATAAAGATGTGGCTAAGTATCTAGGTGTAGGCGTTGAAGACTTAGAAAAAACAGGTGTAACAGACAAGTACATTGACTTCTTTCAAAATGTATATGGTGTTAAAGCCATTGACGTCATGTCAAAAACTCAAGAGTTTATGTACAACATAGATAAACAAATCAGAATGAAGTACGGCGTAACGTACAAACAATTTATGTCAGAGACAGTAGATATGACAGATGCTGCTGGAAGAAAAATTAAAGTAAAGGGTGGCCCAGATGAAGGGCCAAAGTTCAAGCAAGAACCAAAGCACTGGAAGAAAATGGGTGGTAATGATTACTACGATATACAAAGAGCAGCAGTAGATGATAGCTTACGTAATGTTTTCTCTAAGTCTTTTGGCGGCGGTGACTTTAAAAAAGATAGGTCTACAATAGAGTCTGCTGCTAAAATAGTAGAAGACTTTCGTGGCATACCGGGTATAGGTGCCATGATTCCTTTTGGTCAATTTTTTAATAACACTATATCTTTTATGGCAGACTACAGTCCTGTAAGTTTAATTTACAGAAACTTTGTTAAGAAAGAAGATAAAAGAGATCTTATGGAGCTTTACACAAAAGCTGCTGTAGGTATGACTTTTATAGGCTACAGTATGCAAGCTGAGAGAAAAAACATGGAGGAGGGATTAGAGTGGCATCAAGAACGTGATCAAGATGGACAAGTTAGATCACGCCTGTATGACTTCCCTTTTAGTTTTTATAAAGGTGCTGGTAGACTGGCAGCAGAAGCCGTGTACGGGCAAGGCATACCTCCAGAGATGTACGGAGAATTTGTAAAGACATTCGGTGTAGGTAACTTAACTAGAACTCTAGGAGATACTTCACAAGGTGTGTTTGATATGTTTGAAGACATAGCTACCAATGAATCAGGAGAGGTTCTTGAGGCATTTAAAACAGCAATGGGTAGTACTGTGTCTCTGTATGCTTCTGGTTTCTCCCGTCCGTTAGACCCTATCAACCAGATAGCAGCTATGAGTATGGGTACTGCATATAATGAAACAGATCGTAAGATTGGTGGCAAGTATCTTAAAAGCTCTACCCGTTACGTTGAAAGCATTTTTGATGCATTAGCTAACATAGGAGAAGGTGATAACATAACAAAGCCAAAGTATACAGCACAGAGAGCTACAGAGAGTAGTAACAGAGGCGTACCTATTGGTAGAATATTTGGCTATAGAGTAGATGCCCCACCTACAGCTTTAGATAAAGTGTTAGGAGCTATTGGTAGACCTAAGTGGAAGGAGACTATGAACTCTGATATACCTGAAGCAAATAATACCATGAACAGGCTTATAACTACAAACTTGCAAGCCTATGCTGCAAGAGTACTCGCTGATCCTAAATGGGAAGAGGCTGACATTGAATTAAAAACTGAAATGTATAATAAGCAAGTAAGAGGTAGAGCAAAAGAAAAAACTATGCTAGACATATATAGAGGTGGCAATACAGATGACAGACGTCATAGACTGCTATTTAAACTTACTCAAAGGGGTTCAGGTGTAAAACTAAATGACTTAGAAGACTATCTTGAGGAGATGGGTATAGACAAAGAAGTAGTAGACTTAAACTACACAGAAATACTCAATTTAAAAGCCCTTGTTGAAGACAAAAAGATTGATAAAAGAGTAACTGTTAGAACTACAGGTATCTAAGTTTTTCTTTTGCCGCTCTTATCTCCCAGCATATGGTGGCCTTCTTTCATAGTAACCATAGCATGACAGTTAGCGCATAAGACTTCGCACTTACGCATTTCTTCTTTTAACTTTTTTATTCCTGCCCCTTTGTAGCCTTTAGATATTGTAAATTTCTTTTTACTAGGATCTCTATGATTAAATTGTAGAGCAGCGTAGTGTTCTTTGAAGCCACACATGGAACAGCCACAAAACAATTTATATCTCTTTAAAAAGGCAAACTTCTTTTTTATTGATTTCTTATTAGCTTGATACTGTTTTTTAGGACACTGATATTTAACGCTTACGTGATTTGTAGTAGGGTTTATTTCATATCTATGAAAAACAAAGCCATTAGGTTTTTTTGTACCTCTAAAATCGGGGTAGCCTAAGTCTAGTGCTTCTTGAACTGTTAAGTAATTCTTTTTTGTTCTAGGCATGCGTACCTCATAAAGTTAGTTTGTTTCACGTGAAACATTTACTTTGTACCGTTCATATCCGAACAGTGTCTAGCCCAAAAGAAAACTTCGCGTATCTTCTGTTCCATTATTTTACGTTCGTTACAGGGGTGTAGATAGGAGCTTGCAAGGCTCTCTAAATCTCTACACAAAATAGATACCTTCCCAACAAAAATACAATCTTTATCTCTGTTAAATATAAGAGCCTCTTCTTCAAGTTTCACTTTACACCCTTTCGTTATTTATAACAGACAGTTTATATACGGTAGGTATATTTGTCAAGCAGTATGTTTCCTATAGGAAAGTAGGTACTGAGCGTATACTATCACAGCAAGGCTCAGTACCTGTTGGTTTATGTGATGTCTACCATCTCGCAAGAATCTCCAGAACACGCTAAAGTTTGCATACCAGTAGTATTGTCTTCCAACTCATACTCAGAGAGCTTAGTCCAATCAATCCCAGTAGGCATAGCACTTTTAAGATCCATGTAAGTAGCTTTGTCTATGTCCTGATAGGGTGCCTGTTGGTATGTATGTTCATCAAAGGGTAAGAAACTAACACCAGACATCTCATCAAAGTTATCATATACAAATGCTCCTACCTCAAACCATTCGTCTTTCTTTATATTAATAGTAACACTAGGTTTGTGTTCGCAGAAATGCCTCTGATACATAAGCCACATATTAAGTTGGTCTATCGCACTCATGTCAGCAGTAACCACTGCATTGTCAGGAGACTTCTGAGGGAAACTAAACACAGTAGTTTGGTCTGGCTTAAAAGCCTCTGGCTCACTAGGGATACCTTGATCTTTTAAGAACTGTGTCAGAGGATCTTTGTTGTCACCACGTACAGTACGAATGTAATAGGGTGAGTGACGAGCATGAATACCAGAGGAGGAATTAACAAGTTGTGATACCGTACCGGAAGGCTTAACACATGAGATAGCAGCAGACACAGGGATATTAAGGCGTTTAGCCCATTCGTTATTAGTAGAAATAGCAACATCTTTTAAATGCTCCAATGTTTGAGCAAGCCCGTTGTTTGATATAGTCATTAGAGGGTTATCCATTATCCCTGTAAGCGACACACCAAGTAAACGTTCTGCTGCTGTGTTTGTTTCCCATATCTTTCTTAAGTAAGGGAAGTGAGTGTAGGTACTTTGTATTGTACCCAAGATCGTGGCGATGCGGATTTTACGTGCAATGTCATCCACACTATCTGTAGCACGTACAACTACTTCAGATAAATTACAAAATTCATTCGGGCGTAATATTATCTCACTGCAAGGATTAGTTCCAAACTCATAGTTGCTGTCACGCCTACCATTCTTAGCTGCTTGCTTTATGCTGGCTTGCCGATTAAAAATGCCTCGCTCACCACTGCCACTCTCCATTAGGGATGTCCACTCACGCATGAATTGCATACTGTCTGGCTTGCCTGAGTAAGCTACAGAGTTGTTAGCTAAACTACGTTGGCTTGCATTTTCCCACCAGTTACCTGACTTAGCGTAGCGCATCTTATCATCAGATAAGTTTGACAAACTAATCATTGCTGAGCGCCGAACTCCACCTACTACCACTACTTCACCAATCTTACACATCAAGTCGTGACACTCTACACTAGAAAGCTTACGTCCTGTTGCTGATCTGAATGTAGTAATAGCAAAGTTAAACAAGTCTACCAAAGGTGCAGGGCCACTGGCTCTACCACCAAATGTCTTTAGTCTTGCACCAGCAGGGCGTACCTTACTAACGTCCCACTTAGGGATTTCACCAGCCCATAGGAGAGCAAGAACTTGCCTGAGACCTTTAGCCCAACCCTCTTTGCTATCCCTGATGACAACACAAGTGTCGCTCTCAAAGAGTTGTGGCACATCTGGGAGCTTACTGACGAACTGGCGCTCTACGGAGAACCCAACACCAGTACCACAAAGCAAGATAAACATAGCCTCATCAAATGACTTAGGGTCATCGACAGGTAGATAACTACAGTTGTACATACAGGTGTTGTCACGCTGTGCTGCCTTACCTGCAGTCATTAGTGATCTCATAGAAGGCATAACTTCTAAGTCCATTATAGAATTAGCTATAGCAGCGTAGGTATCTATATCAACTAGACTACCCACAACGTTAACCATAAATCTATCTACTGTTTCTCCCCATGTCTCTCGCCTCTTCTCTTCGTCAAGCCATCGTGCATAACGACTTGTTGCAATAAAGGTTTGGTAGTCAGTCGGTAAGTAATTGTTTGTCATTTGTCTTCCTTCATACAAGATCAGATAAGTCAGGTTGTTGGTAGTTCGGCCCCTTTAATACTTTACCATCAGGGCGCTTGAAGGGCTTACCTTCGTTGTCTAGCTTAGACATGTTAGATGTGTGGACACGCTTTATTGCTTCATTTAAATCCCACCCAAACGTACTAGCAAAACCATATGTAACGTAAGCAAGGTCAGCTAATTCTTTTAGAAGGTCTACAGGTTTGTCTGCTAGGAGTACCTCTGAGCATTCTTCTTTGACAAGAACTTTTCTCAAGTCTTTGAGTCTGCGACTAAAACCATGCTCTTGATCTAATGGGTGATCCATTGCTATTGCAAATTCACGAACCATATCTGTAGGTGTCTGTGTCATCCATACTCCCTAATGTTTATGTTATATATTTTTACATCATCAATATCAAAAACTAAATTCTCAATTAGGTCTTTGACGTCTTCGTTGTGGTGCATTTCGTGAGAGGATAATATATTGTTTTTATCATCTACCTCAACTACGAAGGTGGCACTAAATTTCCTACTCGCCATCTGTCTCTAGCTCCTCAATAAGACGGTCTATATACCAACGTGCCTTCTTCAAGTCTTCTACCCCATTCTTGTAAGGCCAGCGCCACAGATACTTAAAGGCGTTCTGCCAGCAGTAGGCTTGGTGTGGCTCTACATAGGAGCCTTGAGACATAGCCTTCATTGCATCAATGCACTCAATAGCAGACCCGTTGTAGTGCGGAGGATGTTCTACCATATCAATCATACTAGCAGGTTCCTTTTGTTTTAGTGAACTTATTGATTGTTAGAATGTTGCCTTCAGAGGAATACAGAGGTAAGCTGTCCTCTTCGAATATAGACTCATCAGCGTCCATTATCTCCTGTATCTTTTCTTCCAGCCTTTCTTTAAGAGAAGCTAAGACCTCCATCTCATCATCGTCACTAGCTACCAATTCAAAAAAGGCGCTCATAGTCACTGCAACTTGTATAGCTAAGTCTAGGTCTTCTTCTTCAAGAACATTGTCAGGGTCTTTGTATATGCAAGTCTCAATACGTCCATCACCTAGTGGCTTGATTATTACGGCTATGTCTTCTATGCCTACTTCATATGTCATTAGTCTTTCCTTTGTGTCTTAAGGGGTATAACTTTATGCTTAACATACATTCCCTCCTCTGTCAACCACTCACTAGGTATTAACCTATTGGAATATAAGAAGTTATTCTTCTTACACCAGTCGCTGTAAGTAGTCTTAGAACCTTTGTAAAGTTTATTTCTAGCATTGCTAAAGACAAACCGTATGTCTAACTCCGGGTGTTGCTTACGAACTTGTAAATGTTTATGTCTATCTTCTGAGTCAAAGATACCTTTTGTTTCTATAAAGATACCATTGTCTAACTGGAAGTCTGGTGTGTAAGTGCGATAGCGTAGGTCTTCCCACTCTATCTTTAGCTGCTCATAACGTACAGCCTTCTGACACTCAGCAAGTACAAGAGCAGTGCTTTTCTCAAGACCACTCCTGTACTTAGCTTTAGCGTGTTTGCGTTTAGCTGTTGGCATCGTCTGGTACAGTCTCGCCTACCAGAGATTTCTTTATACGCTCAACTAGTATATTACCTACAACAGTTACACTGTGAAGATTATACTCTAATTGTCTTTTTACATTTCCATTGTACTGTATCTCATTAAGTATATTGGTCTGATCTTCTGTAAAGTCATCAGAGTCATATTCAATATCGTCTAGTGTAATTTTAGTCATACTTTTTCCTTTATGCTATTTGAGTATAAGATACCGTAGGTGGTGTCTTTCTTCCTTGGTATGTCTTAGAAGGCAGTTCTTGATAGTCAGGCCAACACGACTTCTTAAATGAACAGAAGTTACACTCTCTGCATAACACCCTGTTACCTGAAGTCTTCTTACGGTATGTCTCTGGCTCATCAGTGTACTGTCTTTGTAACGGCTCATCATTCTCTAGATAGTCATACGTTTCACGAATCTTATCTAGTACTAACTCAACATCTACATGCTTAGCTGAGACATATTTGTGCTGCCCATTAGCTTTGTTGACAACCCACCAGCCTCCTACCTTCTTACCTGCAGCTACAGCGTAGCCTACAAGCTGTGCTACATAGCCGAATGGGTCATTGTCTTGTAGTGTTTCAAGGTCTACAAACTTATGAGTATAGGAGTAGTCTGACGCAGACTTAACGTCATCTACCCTACCATCCATAACCATGTCATACTCACCTCTTATTGGGCGTCTACCACCTCCTAATTCTAAGGAGACAATGTTATTATCTTCAAAGTCAACATTTGCTGTACGTAAGATACCTTTGAACACAGATTCTACTATGTCACCTAGCATCATGTTCATCATGAACTGGTCAGCAAAGGGTGCTTTCTCTTCTGGCTTATTCTTCTCAAACCATAGTTGACACTTAGGGCGTCCGATGTTTGACATACGTAATTTAAAATTACCACGTGGCCCCCCGTTGAATTGCTTATCTAAACCATCTCGAACGTCAGAGGCAACAGTATCCATCACTGCCTCTGACATCTTTGACTTGCCTAGAGTAGCATCCCGCATAAGCATCTTGATAGGAAGCTCAGCGGCATGACTCATATTCATACTAAAACGGTATTTCTTCTACTTGAACTATTGCATCCAAGATAGAAGGGTCAATGGCAACGTCTGGTTTATTAAGCTTCTTCCACTCGCTTAACACATAGTCGTTAGCATAGTCTACGTAGTCTACAAAAGATCTGAGCGTAGCTTGATCACCTTCGTACATATCTTTCTGACTACCTAGCACAGCTACAATAGTAGCGTACATATTACCTGTTGGCATTGTCTCTTTCTGAGAAGACAACTTAATAGTATGTTCAATAGGCAACAACTTCTTAGAGGTAATGCCTTTCATTGCAGCATCAAGAGACTTCTTACTGTCGTTGTTCTTGACGTCCATAACAAAGTCAATCTCTTCTTCGTAACCTTTGACAGTTGCACCAGTAGAATCTGTAGTCTTACCCAGTGTAACCTTACCAAACAAAACTTTAGTATTCTTAATGCTACGCATCAAAGCCTTAGTGTCTTCGTCTACTGCGTTCCAATCTTTAATGTACTTATTAGGACGCCCAAGATTAAATGTACCACGTGTATCTTTAAGATCACCTTTCAACACAGAGGCCATAACAGTCTTATTCATCTTGCTTGCAGCGCTGTCCCACTGAGTCCACTGCTGGCGCTGGGCAAACAAACGTAAAGTAGCGCTACGGCTGTACACTTCATTACCGTTAACGTCCTTAAGTTTAAATGCCCCAAGAGGTACAACTACCTTCTCTTCTAGTTCACCATCTTCATCTAGTCCTTCTGCCATAATAGGTGACTGCATCTGAGACAGGCGTGGAATGCTTGGGCCAGACGGCCCTGCTTCTGCCTCAGAGAAACCCATAGCTGCTGCCATATCAGTGCCAGCAAAATTAGTACTTAACTCATTGCTCATTTATATATCCTTTCGAGCGAAACATGAACCGTAGTTGTACCACTAAACGTCTTTAGTGTCAAGCCAATTCGGTCCCATCTTGGCTTCTAATAGTAGAGGTACATTCATTTCTACCCCATAGTATTTGTGTATAATTGCATCTAAATTTTTATTAACATCATCTATGACACCTAGTACCTCCTTCTCTTCTTGAGGGTGAATATCAATCACCGCTGAATCGTGTACACTATTGACTAGACACGACTGTAAATCCTTAAGTCTGCTTGCTATCTCCAGCAGAACTACAGGTACTACATCACCAGTTGCAAAACCTTGCACAGGGTAATTCTTTATTCTAGTAAAGTTAGTGGGCATACCATTAGCTCTACGCTGGGTGTTAGGGAAAGCGTACTGCCTCCCTGACACATTAGTTATCTTCTGAAACCTCACAGCTTCGCTGCCTAACTTGTCGTGCCACTTACTTATACCCTTATACTTCTTTAAGAAGTGGTGGTAATAGGCAGCTTCAGCCTTAGTTCTACCATGTCCAGTGGCCCCGAATAGAGGAGCAAAAGTATGCGCCTTTGCCTCTTGTCTAGTTGTGGCTTGCCCTGCATCACTGATAACCTGTGAGGTGTAAGAGTGAACGTCAAACCCTGTGCTGATCTCCTCCATAGCTACAGGGTCTTGTGACAGAAATGCAGCGGCACGAAATTCTAGCTGGGCAAAGTCAGCCTCCATGATCTTCCCACCTTCCCAACGGGATATAAAAACCCGCTTCACAGGAAACGTACCACCACGTGGCATGTTCTGCATGTTAGGTTCACGCCCAGAGAAACGTCCAGTAGATGTGATGTGCTGTGTTAAAGACACGTGTAGCATATCATCTTTTTTAGTGTAGGTATCAATGCCATCAACAAAACTAGACAGGTAGCTAGACACAGCATTCAACCTCTTTAAGTCTTCAAGGAACTTTACAGCTATAGCCATCTTGTTGTCTAGTGCTGTAGCCCTCAGTGCATCTAGTATGTTCTTTCCTGTAGAGAAACCACTGGCACTAACCCATGAAGCATTAGGAGGAAAGAAACCAAACCCAGCCATGCGAGGCTGCTTCTTAAGTTGATAGCCTCTGGCATCACAGTCCTTACATTTATTTGGTTTGGAATATTTACTGCCGTCTTTCCTTACTTTATATGTATGTGCATTACCCTCACATGTAGGACAAGTAAACGCCTCAGTACGATACAGAAGATCACTATTAGAATTAATGATCTCTTTCAAGTCAGGTAGAGTTTTACAATCGTCAAACAGATTAGGCCATACATCCTTTGAGTGTGGCTTACGACTAAAGATAACCTGCGACATCTGCTCTGGGCTGTTAAGGTTTACTGGGGTGTCACCCATGACCTCACGTACCTGCATCTGTAGGCGTGTCTGAATAGTACCACGTTCTTGTTCGTACTCCTTACGCACTAAATCTAATGCCTTCCTGTCAACCTTCATGCCAGACTGTTTCATCCGTGTAAGAAGCTTACATACCTCAAAGGTTATGTCTCTGACCTTTACAAGGCTTGCCGACTCAGGCTTAGAGAAGTCAGAACTCTGTGCATTAAACAGGGCCAGTGTAGTGTTGCAGTCAGCCTCAAGATAAAAGGTCAACTCCTTTAGAGGTATCTCATCTGTATTGTAGCCTTCTTTAAAGTACCTCTTAAGTGTGTCATCCTTTTGGCATTCAAGGTTCCTACGAATAGCCGTGTTGCCTAGAGACATAGAGATCTTCTTAGCTACACCATTAGGTGTGATCTCTAGGTTGTTACCTCTAAGCAGTATACTCTCAGCTAACATGGTATCCCATATTGGGCCTTCATACTTAAAGCCACACTCCCATAGCCAAGCCAAGTCATGCTGTGCATTGTGCATGATAAGTAATGTTGTAGCGTCTAGTACCTTCTGGATTGTAGTAGCCTTCTCACCTGTCTCATCTACAAACTCTTTGTGCTGCAAATTAAAAGTACCACAATCAGTACCGTCATCTACATCACGTACCCCTACATTGACTAGGTGATTGTCTGGCTCCCAAGGGTCCAAGAACAACTTACCTTCTCTCTTCTGTGTAGTGTTTTCTACGTCTAATACAATACGCATTAGGTTCCTTTCTAGGCTAGGTACTGTGACCTACTGCCATCTAATTCACAATGAATAACACCATGCCATCCACCCTTAAGCTTATTCTTAGCTACGTTGATGTGTCTTTGTGCAGCCTTATCATCGTCAGAGCCTTCTGTAACCGGGTTCTTAGCAATCAAGAGCATCAGGTCAGCTTCTGCAGCCTTACCTGTCTTGCTTCCTTCTAGCATAGATTGATCCAAGTATACTTTGTCTTGAGCATCAGCAGATAACTGACTCATCCATATAATAGCACAGTCATACTTCTTAGCTATGTTACGTGCATGGATAGCTGCTGCTTTAAGATAGACGTCTGTCTGGTCACTGGTCTTCACAGCAAACTTATCACCCATATCAAGTATTACTATATCAGGCTTACTGTGCTTAATAATATTCTCTACCCAGTCCAGATTCTGCCCCATACTATCAACCATACTAATCTGGTTGCGTACCTTCTTATACCTCTGAGCAGCCAGAGCATAGTTAGACTTGATCTCATCTGTGTCCATACTAGAGGCTGCACATAGATAACGCTCTGCTACACGTACATATTCTTCTTCATTACACAAGATCATACACTTAGCCCCTTGGTCAGCAAAACCATTAGGTGCTGCAATAGTAGATGCATGGAAGCTTGTCTTACCTGTGTTAGGTCTGGCCCCTACGATGACAAAGTGACCACCACTTATACCTTCAATACGTGAAGCCAAGCTAGGTATGTTCCACTTCCATTGCGACTGCTTGTTACCAGCCTCAAGTATAGTATCAATATCTATGTCAGCCCACTCAACGTTTACGCTAGGCATGAAGTTGTCTTCATGTTTCTCTATTATCTGACGTAGTGGGTCAAGAGACTTAAGCTTACCGTTAACGTAGTCAAACCCTAGATTAGCTACCACTTCTCCTACGTACTGCTGACACATGCGGGACAGTACATCTGATGCAACATCAGCAGACATAGGGTCTTCTCTGCGTATCTTAGAGAATAGGTCTTGGTACATAACCTTATTGGAAGTAGTGAGTGTGCTATACTCAGAAAAGAATAATGCCTCTAGCTCTGATGTAGAGATAGTGCGATCATACTTATCCATTGCATTGTCTAGTACTCTTTTAATCTTTCTTGTATCTTTGGCAAACAGTTTATCAAGACAGCTTATAGTCTTGTGTTCTTCATAGAACTCTTGGTCATGCATTGTTCTAATTAAGGACAACTCCATCATGCTCTACTTCTCCAATCTCAAGGCAAACCATGACACAGGAAACAATCCCTGCATGCCAGTGCAGATTTGATTTGCTGCTAATCTAGTTTCTAATTGTGTATCACCTGAACACCTAAGATTGCACATATCTGCAAAGGCGTCAAGGCTACCTGACCAGTACCACTCAGTCATGAGGCTTTGAGGCAACACCATACGTGCTTGCTCTGGGCATACTCCATTGTTAATTAGGTTCTCATATGCAACCAGTTGCCTGTGCCATTGCATGTCTTGATCCATGTATACATTTACTACACCATCACTGCCCTGCTTCTTATCTTCTGACCTACCACGCCACTCACTAGGCTCATAGAACTCAGGCTTAGTATCGACATACCTACGGCTGACCTCATTCCAGCGTAAGAACTTATGCTTGACTAGCTGACGGGCCACAAAGATAGGAGCCTTTATGTGAAAGCTTGCGAAGCAGTGACCAAATGGTGAGGTATGCTTATGCTCAGCTAGGTAATGTATTAGTTTCCTGTCTTTGTCCTTCAAGACATACTGTTCTGTTTCACTGTTGTAATCATCCCATGTGGATTCTTTAGCAAAGGATACACGTGCTGCATTAACCACTGTCATGTCAGATCCCATGTAGTCTAAGAGTGTTACCTTAATCATCTGTAGCCTCCTCTGATTTAGGTAGTCCTGACCAATCATCACAGGGGTCATTGTTATTTACTTTTTCACGTTCCAAGGCACGTTTCCTTTCTTCATCTGAAAACTCTCGTAGTTCTCTATTGATAGGTTCTTTTGACACTACAAGCACTCCTTAAGATTTTCCATGTCCGATTCTAAACGATACTTTATGTCATCGTCAAGCCTTAATGCTATAGTTTTGATGCCTGTCCATTCCTCTATCTCTCGTCTGTACTTCAAAGTCTTGTGTGTGGCGTCAGGGTCTAACGCTACCACTATGCTTCTGTACTCTCCTAAGTGTGACATATGAGCAACACTTAAAGATGTACCAAGTATAGCCATGCCAGTAAAGCCTAGCTTAGCTACAGTGATGGCACTGATGACATCCTCTACAACTACAATAGTTTTACCTGTACCAGCAGAGAAGTAGTCAGCCTTTCCAGTGTAGCGTAGCCATTTAGGATCAGCACCCTTCAAGGCTCGGCCTACTGCGTCAATCATTACACCCTTATGGTATATAGGAAACACAGCCCTGCTATCCTTTAAGTCATACATAAGCATCTGGTCATGTAAGTCCCACTTATCTCTGAAGAAATCTAATGGAAGACCTGCCTTAACTACATGGATAGGCACAATCATGGCCTCTACTGTAGGCTTGGGCTTTTCTATGTTATGCATACGTGCTTGAATGTCAGAGGCTGTCATACCTACAGTACACATACCTTGTATCTTACAGCCTAGCTTGTAACAGTTATACATTACAGCACCGCCTGACTTACTGGCAGTAAATGTATTCTTAGCTCCACAGTCAGGGCAGTCACATCTTACTGTGTCACCATCTGAAAGATCTAAGTCATCTATGTATTGCTGTATCATATTAAGTCATCCTCTCGTTTTGACTGTGCCTCAGTAGAGCCAGCCAGTGTGTTGACCAAGTAAGGCTTGACGCTTTGAGGGTTAGCGTGACCACTAACTTGCATAATACCTACCACATCAACACCACGCTCAACCATCTGTGTAATAGCTGTACGCCTTAAATCCATTGCTGTCAAGTTCTTTGGTAGTCCAGCCTTTTCTTTTACTTGATTAACTAAGCCACATATCTCTTGATCATCGTAAGGTGAGTACGCACCTGTTCTAGGTAGAACTCTAGGTGCAACATAAGGCTGGAACCCAAAGTCTTTCTGTTGTTGAGCAAGCATATTAATTAGGCCACCCTGTATAGGTATAAAGACATCTGCACCTCGTTTGCTCTGCTCTAGCTCTAGCTTATTGTTTACTAGGTCTATGCTACTCCACTCCAAAGTACGCATGTCACCTACACGTTGCGCCCAGTGAAATGCCATATGTACTATTAGTCCTATGCTACGCCAGCGCCACTCACCATAAGCTGTATCAAGAAACAGTTTGACTTGTGGTGTAGTCCACTTGACCTTTCTAGGTTTAGTTTTCTTGCGGTCTATAAGCGACACTGGATTAGTCACCAATGCCTCATGCCTGATACACATGTTCATTACAATACTCAGGCAGGTAGCCATGTAGTTAGCACTCCTGATACCGTGAGCCACAACCCAATAGTCATACGCTATAGTAATGTGCTTGAACCTCAAGTCCTTTAGCTTTGTATTACCTAGTATGCGTCCACTCTGTACTGAGGACAGACATACAGCATCTAGTTTTCTTTCATAGTCTTTCTGAGACTTGCCACTTATAGCTGCGAAAGAAGGTGTACGCATATAGAAATCGCAAGCTTTGCGTAGTGTGTGTGTACTCTTCAATTCGTCAACTATATTTCGCATGCCTTGTCTCCTTTTAAAAACCGCCTGTACCGCACATTATAAAGACTATAGTTATAAGCGTGTATACTAACCAGTAGGAACACTGACTAAAAAAGTGGAGCATACAAATCTCCCTTAGCTATACAGCTATTGATATACTCTAGCTCAATCTTTAGTTGATCGTCCCTCTCCCAATCATCCTGCCACTGTGCCTCCTCTACTGCGTCTACTACTCGCCGCCTCTCATCTGAAAGAGAGACAAGATTATCTAAGTTATAAGATACCTTACCCTTACTCATTGTGTTCACCCTTCTTCTTATGTTTTTGTTTATCTGTTGCCTTGCCACCCTTCTTAGGTGGAATTACCTGTGGGGGCTTGCGCTCTTGCAGCATAGCCTTTGCCACAGGATTTACAACCCCCACAGAATTAATCTTCATCAGTTATCAAAATTTCTTTTGCCTTCACCATCTTGTTTAGCAGTGTAATCACATGGACAAGGTACTGCGTAGTGTCTGATGAAAGACCATCATCAACTGTATAAGCATCAAAGTAATCATCAAACACTAAACTCTTTTTACACTCGTCTATAATGAAGTCTACTTGTCCTTTGGACAACATACCTTCCCAGAAATCTGATCCAGCCATATTAATCTCCCATTCTTTCATTGTGTACATTCTCATGTAGTTCAGGAAATGCTATGCGTAATCTCCATTCTGATCTGTCGATAGCTTTCATTTCTTCTGTGTTTAGCTCATAAGCTTCGTGAAGCATAAAGTCTGCGTCTTGTATAGTCTTCATAACGAACTTTAGTGTTTCTATTTGTTCAGCCT